GAGGTTCTAGGAACGATTAAGGATCCTGAATCCGTACTTCATCATAACTAACCATAGGAGGAACTATGCCAAAAGAAGAAAAAACAGTAGATATTGATACAACTGGCCCAGGCGCAGAGGTCAATATTGAAGAAGAAAAAAAAGAAGTCGAGGCGGTAGAAACCGTTGAACCGGTAAAAGAAGAACCGGTAGAAGAGAAAAAAGACGAAGTTAAAGAAGAAGTTAAGGAAGAAAAACCAGTAGAGGAAAAGAAAGAATTAGGGGAATACAGTGAAGGAGTTCAACGGAGAATTGCTAAGTTAACGAAGAAATGGCGTGAAGCGGAACGGCAAAAAGAAGCTGCTCTAGATTATGCTAAAGGCGTTCAGTATGAGCATTCTCAGTTAAAAACCAGGTTTTCAAAAATGGAGCCTAATTATGTGAAAGCTCTTGAAAACAGGGTAACCGCTGGAATGGATGCGGCTAAAGCTAAACTTGCTACGGCAAGGGAAGCGGGCGATATTAATGCTGAAGTTGATGCACAAAAATCAATTGCACAACTCGGTATTGAAGAAGTTCGATTAAACGCTTTAAAAGACAGGCAGTCCCAAGACAAAGAAAAGGAAGTAAAAACACCTTCTCTGCAGGACACTGTCGGTAAAACGCCACCACCAGATCCAAAAGCTGAAGCGTGGGCTGAAAAGAATGCATGGTTTGGGAAAGACAATGCTATGACCTATACAGCTTTTGATTATCATAAAAAACTAACAGAGGACGAAGGCTTCGATCCTAATACAGATGAGTACTATGCTGAAATAGATAAAAGGATGAAGCTTGACTTCCCGCATAAATTTGGTAAGACTGATTCACAGGAATCGACTAAACTAACACAAACAGTAGCTTCGGCGAAGCGAAGTGTAAATCCTAGTCGCAAAACTATCAGGCTCACATCATCTGAAGTTGCAATCGCCAAAAAATTAGGTGTGCCACTAGAAGAATATGCGAAACAATTAAAAATCATGAAGGAGGTATAAGCATATGAGTAATGAAAAAATTAAAACTTCCCGTGCGAGTCAAACTAGAGAAAAAACTATTAAAAAAGCAGTTTGGACTCCCCCATCATCTTTAGATGCACCCCCTGCGCCTGCAGGATTTCATCACAGGTGGATAAGAGCTGAAACTATGGGCTTTACAGATACAAAGAACATAGCCGGCCGATTAAGATCAGGATACGAGCTTGTAAGAGCTGATGCATATCCAGGATCAGAATATCCAGTGGTGACGGAAGGCAAATACAAAGGGGTAATCGGAGTTGGTGGCCTATTGCTGGCAAGGATACCAGAAGAGATCGTCAAAGCGCGCGATGAGTATTTTAGAAAAATGACTCAAGATAAAGACGACGCGATTGAAAGCGATCTTATGAAGGAACAGCACCCAGGAATGCCGATCAATGCTGAAAGGCAGTCCCGTGTAACCTTCGGTGGTACTAAGAAAGACTAATTTATTAGCGATTCTTACCCAACGAAATTAAAATAAATCGTAAACCACGGATAGTGGTTTACAAAGGAGAAAAATAATATGGCAAATCAAGACGCAGCTTTTGGTTTAAGACCTGCAAGACATCTTACAGGTGGACAACTCAGAACTGAAGAAGCTAATATTGCCGCAAACTACGACACAGCAATTTATACTGGTCAAGTAGTTGAAGCAGTAACAGCAGGTGGTGTTGAAGCAGCAACAGTCGGAGACGTGCAACAAGTAGGTGTTTTCGCTGGTGTGTTTTATACTGACCCAACAACAAGTAAACCAACATGGAGCGCTTATTATCCTGCTAGCACTAATGCTACAGATCTTAAAGCTACCATACACATGGATCCAAACATTGTGTTTGAAGCACAACACGATGGCACTGGCACAGCAGCACACAACTTTGCTTCTGGGCTCTTTGTAGGTGTGGGTGGAAGTACTATTACTGGGCAATCGACTCAGGAACTAGATACTTCTACATTTACCACTACTGCTGAAGGATTTAAGCAGATTGGTATATCCACAGATCCAGACAACAGTGATACAAGTTCAGCTAATGCTAACGCATACGTCGTGTTTGGCACTGGTGAAAATGTATTTACGTTTAAAACAGGTATATAGGAGATTAAACTATGGCAATATCACGAGCACAACTAGTTAAAGAACTAGAACCAGGTTTAAATGCACTATTTGGCCTGGAGTACAAAAACTATGCTAACGAACACGCAGCAATTTTCGATACAGAAAATTCAGACAGAGCTTTTGAAGAAGAAGTTATGTTATCTGGATTCGGAAGTGCGGCTGTAAAACCTGAAGGTTCAAGTGTTAACTACGACGCAGCAACTGAAACTTTCACGGCTCGTTATACGCATGAAACACTTGCTTTAGCGTTTTCAATTACTGAAGAAGCGATTGAAGACAACTTGTATGACAGACTTGCGTCTCGTTATACAAAAGCACTAGCACGTTCAATGGCTAATGCTAAACAAGTTAAAGCAGCAAACGTTCTCAATAGAGCGTTTAACAGTTCATACACTGGCGGAGATGGTTTAGAACTTTGTTCAACAGCACACGTAATTGTGTCTGGTACAGAACAAAATGAACTATCAACTGCAGCAGACTTAAACGAAACTTCATTAGAGCAAGCAATGATTGACATTGCTGCGCTAACTGATGAAAGAGGTTTAAAAATTGCAGCTCAAGGAAGAAAAATGGTTATTCCTTCGGCGCTTCAATTTACTGCTGAAAGATTATTAAAATCTGTTGGTAGAACTGGAACAGCTGATAATGACATCAGTGCTGTTGTATCTATGAATGTGATCCCACAAGGTTATGTGGTTAATCACTTTTTAACAGATACTGACGCATGGTTCATTAAAACAGATGTTCCTAATGGACTAAAACACTTTGTTAGAGCACCAATCAAAACTGCTATGGAAGGCGATTTTGAAACTGGTAACGTTAGATACAAAGCTAGAGAAAGATACAGCTTCGGCTGGTCTGACTGGCGTGGTGTCTTCGGATCACCAGGTGCGTAATAGCAACTAAAACAAATTAATGAGGCGGCCTCAAAACCGCCTCATTTCGTTAATAAAGTAAGAAATTCACAATGAAAAACTTCCGAGTACAGATTCTATATCATGGCTATTATGCTGACTTTAATGTCAGTTGTAAGGATACAGCTATAGATATAGAAAATTCAATCCTTGACAAACTAGGAAAAAATGAGGTAAAGTTCGAAAAAGATGGATTTACCAGTAAAACTGGTAAATGGATAACCTATGAGGAGGTTAACGATGACCGAAGATCTATACAATACGAAACGGTCCTTGGAACTAGAGTGGCAACAAGAACATCTGAAGGACGGGAAGCATAATATCCGAATGATTGAAATTAATAGAAAAATCCAGGATATTATTAAAGAGATCGTTGCCAAAGAGTTTGAAGCAGATACTCTTCAAACTAAAGTAAACGAGGCCAAGCCCCAAGTTTCGATAGCCACTTAAGCGCTATCAAAAATCACACAAACACGTAGGGATACCTTGCGCTAAATTAAATTTTGCGCTATATCTAAATTAGTATACAATTATTTAATGAATCTAGACGAGTATACTCGACGGCCTAGAGACTAGATTCACAAACTAGGAGGATTATAATCATGGCAACAACTACATTTTCTGGACCAATATTAGCTGGAGGTATTAAAAATACTACAGGTACTACTGTTGGAACAGATATTAAAAATACAGGTTATGTATTAATGTCACAAACCGAAGCTGTTGATCAAACAGCGGTCGCTACTATAACAAATATGATAATTCCTGCAAACAGCCAATTGGTGTCTGCACAATTATACGTAAGTGTTGTATGGAGCGGTGGAGCATCTACAGCCGGCTTAGGCTATGTGGGGGATGCAACTGCATTTACCACAGCTACTGGTGTAGTAGGTACTGCTTTAGGTATTATTGACATTACAGCTGGAGCTAACAAAGCAAGAGTTGATGCATGGGCGGATGTTGGTGCAACAGATAGACGATTACTTTTAACTAATGGAAACACTGGAGCAGGTGTTGGTTGGTTAACGGTTACGTATATTCAAAACGTTAACGTTGGCTAATAAACCAAAATAAAATAATGTGAGCTCCTTCGGGAGCTCACAATAATTAGGAGAAAAATATGAGCCCAACAGGCGTAAAACAGTTCTATACAGAAGCTAGTGCTACAGTTAAAACTGTAACAGGTGGATCAGACGTAGTAGGTCCAGTTTGTTATTTGAAAGGTGTAACTATCAACCCAAGTGGTACAACTTGTCATGTAAGAATCTGGGAAGGTTCTGATGCAACTGGTACTAAAATATATGAACAGAAATTATCGGACGAAGCTGTCTATCAAGAATATTTAGCAGCTAATGGAATTCGATCTGCATCTGGAATATATATTGAAATTGTAGCGGCTGCGGCTTCTGTAGCAGTTATTTGGCAATAGGAGGAAGATGGCAACATCTGAAACAGTCGCATTTAATCTGTCGATTGAAGAAATTATTGAAGATGCATTTGAACGATGCGGAGGTCAAGCCCGTGCGGGTTATGATCTTAAAAGCGCAAGACGTTCATTAAATCTATTATTATCCGAATGGGGCAATCGAGGATTGCACTATTGGGAAGTAGGTAATGAGTCTATCAAATTAAACGAAGATCAAAACATTTACGATATTTATAAAGACGCCGATGCTAGAAATTCAAGTCTAACGTATCCAGCGATTATTGGAGATGGAAGCACTTATCTTTATAATGCAACAGATATATTAGAAACTAATTATCGAAATGATTTAACCACTCCAACCGATGTTTCAATGACTAAGATTGATCGTTCAACGTATCAAGCATTAGCCAATAAATTATCTACTGGAACTCCTTCACAATATTTCGTTCAACGATTTGCAGAAAAAACAAGAATTACCGTTTATTTAACTCCAAGTTCGTCTACTAATAAATATTTAAATTTTTATTATGTTAAAAGAATTCAGGACGCAGGGGGATATGCTAAAGATCCAGATGCTCCTTATAGATTTTTACCTGCGATGACTTCAGGTCTAGCTTTTTATTTAAGTCAGAAGGTTGCTCCAGATAGAACACAAGCTTTAAAATTATATTACGAAGATGAATTTGCACGAGCTCTCGCAGAAGATGGATCTGCAGCGAGTTCTTATATAACTCCAAAAGCTTACTATCCAGCAACAGGTTAATTATGGGAAAATTTGCATCCGGTTC